CTCATCGACAACACGGCATTTGCACGCATTCAGAAGGGTGACAACGGACCTTTGTTCGCAGAGATCAGCACTTATCTGCTCGATCTGGACACCCATTCAATGGCCGCCATTGCTTTAAAAATCACCTTCGATAAGGTCTTCAGCCACAAAAAAGGCTCAAACCTTGTTACTGAGGTCATTTCATGTATTGGCGCAGCTATTGAACAAGAGTGTCAGATGCGTTGGTATGAGCAAACCGATCCAACGTTGTTGAGGAGGATTAAAGAGAACTACTGGCACCAATCAGCAGGCACTAGACAACGTTTGTCTACTACTAAAACGCTGATGAATAGATACGAAAAAGAGTGGCATCATTGGTCCCGCACTGTCAGGACCAAGCTTGGAGGCTGGCTCCTTGAATGTATCTGCCAGGTCTCTGACTGGTTCATGAAGGTGGTAGAGATGCAGCATGGCAAACGTCAGAACTGCATTGTTCCCACACCTGCGTTCTACAAGATCAAGGATCAAATCATGGCTGAAGCTGAAGGGTTTGCTCCCTTTGCTTGGCCCATGCTGATCGAGCCAAATGACTGGTCTCATGACCGTCCTGGGGGCTACCTGCTCAATGAGGTGATGAATGGTCACCACATGGTCCGCAGGGGTGATCAGTCATGTGTACAGGGGGACAAGATCTATGAGTTCTTGAACCACCTGCAGAAGGTTGCCTACAAGGTCAACCCTTTTACCTACGGTGTAGCCCTGCGGCTACAAGAGCGTGGGATTCAGGTTGGGAAGTTCATTCCCATCTATGAAGTTCCAAAGCCTCCAAAGCCCGTAGATATTGCTGAGAACTACGACAGTCGCAAAGACTATCGTCGTCGTACAGCAGAGGCCATGAACCAGCAAGCACAGGTCTTTCGCAAGAGCTGTCGTACACGGATGACAATGGAAGTGGCTGGCTTATTTGCCGATAAAGAACGCTTCTTTCTTTGCTGGTCGTGCGATTACAGGGGTAGGGCTTACCCAATCCCTGCGTTTCTCACTCCCCAAGATACTGACTTTGGTAAGAGCCTGATCCGCTTTGCGGAAGAGGCTTTTCTAACTCCTGAGGCTGAGGATTGGTTGAAATTCCAGGTAGCCACTACTTACGGTCTTGATAAATCCACCCTTCAAGAGCGTTTGGAATGGACTACCAGTAACCACGACCTGATTCAAAGGGTCGCAACCGATCCACTAGCAAACATAGGCGACTGGGAGGCTGCTAGTGAGCCTTGGCAATTCCTTGCAGCTTGTGAGGAATACAACGCCTGCTTACTTGCATGTACAAGATCATTTACTGGTCTTCCTATTGCAACAGACGCCACCTGCTCAGGTTTACAAATCCTTGCAGGTCTCGCACGAGATGCGTCTACAGCACGTCTTGTCAATGTTCTACCTGGAGATCGTCCACAAGACGCTTATAAGGTAGTTGCTGAGGCTGCTAAGCCACACGTGCCAGCTTCTGTTCGTAATCACATGGACAGGAAAACTGTCAAAAGAGTGGTCATGACCATTCCCTACAACGCAAAGCCCTTCTCTAATAGAAGTTACATCCGTGAAGCGTTGGTAGAGAAAGGTGTAGAGATCAGCAAGGAAGACTTAACTCACACAGTACAAGCTGTACGTGAGGCCATGGAGCAAGTTGTTCCTGGTCCCATGAAAGTTATGCGCTGGATTGAGGATGAAGTCACAGCTGCTATCAAAGCAGGTAAGACAAAGCTGACATGGACAACCCCTAGTGGGTTTGTTGTCAACCAAAGACTGATGAAACCTAACAAGGTACGCATTCAGTTACAACTACTGGGCACCTGTAATTTGCTTGTCGCTGATGGCGACACTAATCAAGTTGACATCAACAGACATCGAGCAGCTACAGCTCCTAATTTAATTCACTCACTGGATGCTTCAATCCTGCATCTGACTTTTATCAGGTTTGCAGTCCCATTCAGTGTTATTCATGATTCAGTTTTGTGTCGTGCTACGGACATGACGGAGCTATCCGCTGTTGTTCGTGAGACGTACATGCACATCTTTGCTGATCACGACTACCTTCGTGATTTTGCACATCAGATCGGTGCGGAAACAGATCCTCCCATTATTGATGATCTAGAACCAGAGACCGTGATTAATTCCACGTACTTCTTTTGTTAATGTCAAACTCCACTATTGTTACTGAGCCTATTGTTCTTGAAGGTTATCAAAACTTTTTCAAGGAAAGCAAGTTTGGTAAGCGTGGTCTTCAGGCAATTGTTCCTGAACAGATCGTTGACCGCCTGGAAGCAGATCGTGTTGAGCTGCTGAAATGGGCTAAGTCCAAGCACAAAAACCCTCAACGGGCCTCCGTCAAGGTTGAGCCTTGGGAAAGTGTCAGCGATGGTAAATACCAAGTCAAGTTCAGTTGGAAGCCTGAGGTTGTCGTCCCAATCGTCGATTCGGAAGGCACCCCTATTCGTGAAGAGATCCCTCTTTACAGCGGCAGCATGGTGAAGCTGGCTTTTATTCAGAAGCCTTACACCACTCCAGACAGTGTTGGTACACGTCTTGTTCTCAAGGCTGTCCAAGTCATCACTTGTGCTGGTGGTGCTGCTGTTGATCAAGGTGACTATGACGAAACTGAAGCTGCTGCTCTGTTTGGACAGACCAAAGGTTTCAAGGTTAACGATCCCAACGTAACCGTGACTGTTCCTGAAGAAGATGACTTTTGATGCGATCCAAACTTGAAGAGAAAGTAGCTCAGCTTCTTAACGAGCTGGGTGTTTCCTTTGAGTACGAATCCACAAAAGTACCTTACATACTCCAGTGTAATTATACTCCAGACTTCTTACTCCCCAACGGTGTCTACCTGGAGACCAAGGGTCATTTTACCCCTGAAGACCGAAGGAAGATGTTGGCTGTCAAAAAGGCTAACCCTGATCTGGATATTCGATTCGTATTTCAAGCACCTTATAACAAGATCGAAAAACGATCCAAAACAACGTATGCCGCTTGGTGTGAAAAAAACAACTTCAAGTGGTGTGCATATCACTCCATCCCTATCAAATGGTTGACCTAGCTGTCATCAAAGATCTGGCGTTCAACCTCATCATGGCTCTCGACAAACATTGTTCCCCAAACGATGTTGTTGAGGGCTTTGAGGATGCGTTGGATGAATACGAAGATCTGATTAACCGTCTCCACCAACAATGACTTACAAATACGGCACCCCTGAGTTTTACAAGGAAGGTTTTTCTGACTACCTAGCTGACCTTGATTCTGAAAACCCTGCAACGACTGAGAACCTAATCCAAGGCTTTTACCTTGCCATTGATGAGTGGTTCAACTACCACCAAGAACAAGCTAATGCATACGCACAACTCCGACAGCGAGTTCGTGAGGCACTTGCCATGTGATCACTGTGGCTCGTCGGATGCCAATGCGTTGTATACCGACGGGCATACATTCTGTCACAAATGTCACCATTATGTATCAGCAGATGGTTCCACAAACTCAATCACACTCAACACACAATCCGTGCAACTACAAGGTTCAGCACAACGTCTTAACAAGCGAAACATTAGTGAGAAAGTTTGCGAAAAGTACAAGATCTATCGTGATGGTGATTCTCTTAAGTTTCACTATTTCGATGAGTCTGGCATTCTTCGTGGTGTAAAGAGTCGTACTAAAAACAAAGACTTCTTTTATGAAGGGCAACAATCCAACGCACTCTTTGGACAACACCTGTTTCCAGCCACTGGCAGGCGAGTCGTCATCACTGAAGGAGAACTCGATGCGGCTTCATGTTACGAAGCTATGTCGGGGTGGCCGATGGTTTCTATACCTAGCGGTTCCGGTTCGGCAAAGAAGTCGATTCAACGGGCTCTCCCATGGCTCCAGGGTTATGAGGAGATTGTCCTGTTCTTCGACAATGACGAGGCAGGCCGTCAGGCGACGAAGGATGCAGCAAGCGTATTGCCACCTGGCCGCTGCAAGATTGCATCGATCCAAGGCGGTTACAAGGATGCGTCAGAAGCCCTCTCTGCCAATGACTCTGAAGCGATTTGTCGCGCTATTTGGGACGCGAAACCTTTTCGTCCAGATGGGATCGTTGACGGCAAAACCCTTCTAGAGCTTGTAACTACTCCAACTCCTTCTGCTGATCATGACTACCCATTCCGGGGTCTACAAAATAAACTTCACGGGATCAGATATGGAGAGCTTGTTACTATTACTGCAGGATCTGGGATTGGAAAGTCCTCGTTTTGTAGAGAATTGGCAACTCACCTTCTCAATGCCGGTGAACGAGTTGGGTACTTGGCTCTCGAAGAGTCAAATCGTAGAACAGCTCTTGGAATGATGTCTGTCGCATCAGGACAGGCACTGCACATTGGAGAACATGACAGATCAACGCTTGAAAGAGTCTATGGTGACACTCTTGCTGGGTGGAACCTGTTTCTTTTCGATGGTTTTGGTTCTTTCGATCCTAACCTAATCTACAACCGAATAGAGTATTTGGCCTGTGGGCTTGACGCTAAAGTGATCTTTGTTGATCACCTTTCCATTCTTCTGAGTGGTCTTGATGGTGATGAACGAAAGATGATCGATCAAACCATGACCAACCTTAGGTCTTTGGTTGAACGAACTGGCATTGCCATGTTCCTTGTCTCACATTTGAGGCGTACAAACTCAGATCAAAATCATGAAGAAGGAGCACGTGTCACCCTTGGACAATTACGAGGTTCGGCAGCAATTGCTCAATTGTCAGATGGAGTTATTGCGCTTGAACGGAACCAGCAGGCGGATAGAGGATCATCTTCAACGACTGTGCGAGTTCTTAAAAACCGTTATAGCGGAGAAGTCGGCGTAGCCTGCCATCTTGACTACAACCTGTCCACTTGCAAATTCAATGAACGCGAAGCCACTGAAGACTTCGACATCTCAGAGTTCTGAGCTGAAGAAACCAAAGCCTCCCACTACAGAGGCGATACAAAAAGCACAATTTATTGATAAGACCTTTCATTGGTCTAACAAATGAAACTCGTCTTTGACATTGAGACCAATGGACTTTACGACGACGTATCTTGCATCCACTGTCTTGCATACCGTGAATTAGGGACAGACAAAACGTTTGTCTTTAATGATACTGGTTCTCAACAATCAGTCACTACAGGTATCACTCACCTTATGGAGGCTGATGTCTTAATTGGACACAACTCCATAGGGTATGACTTGCCTGTAATTAAAAAGCTGTACCCATTCTTTGATACAGCTAGCACAATGATTGACACCCTTATTCTGAGTCGAATCTATCACTCAGAAATCCTAAAACTGGATGCCAAACGTAAGTGGCCACATATGCCAGTTCATTGTCAAGGTAGGCATTCTTTAGAAGCCTGGGGCTATCGCCTTGGTGAATACAAAGGAAGCTTTGCTAAGGCGACGGACTGGAAAGAATGGTCGCAAGACATGGAGGACTACATGGTTCAAGATGTCAATGTAACTACAAAACTATGGTCGTACTTTGTCCAGAACTACCTGAGTTCCTAAAGCTTGAACATCAGGTCGCTCAAATTCTCACTCAACAAGAACTCCATGGCTGGTACTTCGACGAGCAGCACGCTTACGAACTTGAAAATCAACTTAGACGAGAGCTTGATCGACTTGCAAATGATCTTAGATCGTTGTACCCGTTTGTCTCAGGCGGTACGTTTACTCCAAAAAGAGCTAACCGAACTTCAGGGTATGTTGAAGGATGCGAGCTTGAACGTATAAAGGATCTCAACCCTACATCTAGAGATCACATTGCGTGGGTTATGCAAACCCATCATGGTTGGAAACCAACTGAGCTCACCGCTAACGGTAAGCCAGTCATTGATGAAGTAGTGCTTAAAGAGATTGGGACACCTGCTGCTCTCCAATTCTTCCGTTGTCTTGAACTAACCAAACAGCTTGGCATGTTGTCGGAAGGCATTAATGCTTGGCTCAAGCTGGTCAAGAACAATCGCATTCATCATCACTGTTCGGTTGCCACGATTACCCACCGCTGTGCTCACCGCAAACCAAACCTAGCTCAGGTGCCTAGTGATGAATCGTTCCGCCGACTGTTCACAGCAACGCCTTCCATGGTCATGGTCGGTGCTGACTTGGCTGGTATTGAGCTGCGGATGTTGGCTCACTATCTGGCTCGTTACGACGAAGGTCGTTATGCCCACATTCTCCTCAATGGTGACATCCATCAAGAGAATGCAGACAAGATAGGTATTTCTAGAAGGCTTGTTAAAACAGTTACTTACGCATTTCTCTATGGCGCAGGTGACCAGAAAATTGGTCTTTCATACGACTCGCAGCTCACGCCACATCAGGCTTCAGCGAAGGGTAAAGAGATACGCAAGGCTTACATGGATGCTATTCCAGGTTTGGAGAGCCTTGTTAACGCTGTTAAGCAAGCTTCTAAAAGAGGCTACATCCGTTCACTCGACGGTCGGCATATCGATGTTGACTCGCCGCATAAGTCACTGAACATGCTTCTCCAGTCAGGGGCAAGTTGTGTGGCTAAAAGGTGGATGGTGATTGCTGACAGCGAACTTAAATCAAAATCTATCTCTGCTCATCAGCTGGCGTTTATTCACGACGAACTCCAGTTTGAGACAGAGCCTTTTAACGTAGATGTGCTCAAAGGAATCCTCCTTTATTCAGCTCAATCTGCTGGGGAGTACTACAATATGCGATGTCCTATTTCCGCAGACGCAAAGTCAGGAAACAACTGGGCAGAAGTGCATTAAATGTAAGCAGTTTAAAGCTCTATCTTCTTTTAGCTTATATCAAACAGGTGGTGGGATCCGCAACACATGTGATGCATGTAGGAGTGCGATGAGTCAAATTAGAAACCGGCTTCGCAAGACAAATCCTATTCCCCCTCCTGGTCATTGTCCTATCTGCAATACCTTTACAACAACCTGGATTCTTGATCACTGCCATACAACAAACTCGTTTAGAGGTTACATATGTGATCGATGCAATCGTGGTTTGGGTTGCTTTGGGGATGACCCTGAGCTAGTACAAAAAGCTTTAACTTACCTATCCACTAGCAGACATGCCACCCAAAAACTCTAAAACAAATCTTGCCAAGAAGAAGTTTGAATCACGTGCCAAGTTCAAGCACACCCGCCAAGGCAACGGAACTCGTTCTCTTCCTTCACATGGAAGAAAGCTTTCACGAGGTCAAGGTAAATGAGTCTTCTGATCGATGCCGACTTCTTGGTTTACAAGTGTTGTGCAGCTAATGAAGAAGAGATCGATTGGGGTGACGATGTAATCATGGTCACATCTAACTTCAGCGAAACTCTGAAGATGGTTCAAGACGAACTCTATCGTGTAGCTTCTGATCTTGGATTTTTTGATGATTCTATTCTGTTTTTCAGCGATAGTACTAACTTCCGTAAAACTATTGATCCTGACTACAAAGGCCACCGCAATCGGAAGAAGCCGTGTGGCTACAGACGAGTCATCAATGCACTCTCGCAAGATTACCCAATCGTGGTTCTTCCTTCTCTTGAAGCCGACGATGCTATTGGGATTTATGCAACCAAAGAAACTGGGCACATTATCTGCTCCCCAGACAAAGACATGAAGCAAATCCCTGGTGAGCTGTATGACTTCTCCAATGAAGTAATCACAATCACCAAAGAGGAAGGCGACTCTTGGCACCTCATTCAAACAATGAGTGGAGACCAGACAGATGGGTATGCTGGCGTGCCTGGTATTGGCATCAAGCGTGCTTCTGCATTGCTTGAAAAGAAAGGCGCAACCTGGCAGACCGTTGTAGAGACTTTTGCAGACAAAGGTCTTGATGAGTCTATTGCTCTGAAGAATGCTCGTCTTGCAAAAATTCTCCAACATACTGACTATGACATTCAGTCCAATTCCATCCGACTCTGGGAGCCTACCTCCTCCAGTTATGGAACTAACGATGGAGCAAAAATTCAAGCTTCGTCAGATTGAAGATGCTCTTCGGCATCCTGGGTCTTCCAAAGAAGACATCATCACAGTGTTCTTGGCACTACAACATCAAACCTTTGTGCTTGGGAACAACATGTCCAACCTAATCAAAAAATGGCCAGCTCCAATATCGGCCCAACATATTATCGGCGAGGAGTAATCCAAGTCTGGGATTTCATCCGCGATCAGGGCCTCAACTTTCACCTTGGCAATGCCATCAAATACATCTGCCGTGCAGGGTTCAAAGACTCTGCAGAGCAAGACCTAGAAAAAGCAATCCACTATCTCACTAATGAGCTTGAACATCTGCGCTCCCTACGATCCATACAAAGACAAGGCACGGAAGTTCAGGGACAGCTACGAGCTGTCAAACGGGATATCGATTACCTCGCTGAAGCTGCAGCAGACTTTGATCGATGAAGAGCACCTAGAGCTCGCTCATAGTTACCTAGATCTTCTTGACGACTTTGACAACAAGCTGGCACGAGCTCACATGCTCAAAGAGCTAGCTGATCTTGTCTATGTGTGTCACCAAATGGCGGAAGCCTTTGGTTGGGATCTCTATGAGGCATTCAGGCGTGTTCATGAAAGCAACATGAGCAAGCTTGATCAAGACGGTACGCCCATTCGCCGTGAGGACGGAAAGATCCTCAAAGGGTCTTCCTACTTTGAACCCACCCTTATTGATCTTGTTTGATATGTCCACCAAAGAACTGATCGCCCGAACTGGGCGTGTGCAGTCATGGATTGATGACCCCCACTCTCGTTTACCCGTGTCTTGCACCGTGTTCGTGGTGGAAGACGAATGTGAAGGACCAAATGGAATTGAAGCGTCTTGGCGATTTGTTAGTCACGCTCTCCGCAATGGAGCAGGAGTGGCGGTCCATCTATCCAAACTCCGACCCAAGGGAGCTGAGAACAGCAAAGGCTTGGTTGCTTCTGGCCCAGTCTCGTTTGCAAAAATCTATAGCACCCTAAACGAGGTCCTTCGTCGTGGTGGGGTCTATAAGAACGGTGCTGTGGTATGTCATCTTGACCTTAACCACCCTGACGTTCTTGAGTTTATCCAAGCATCACGCGCTGAACTTCCTTGGGTGAAGCGTTGCGTAAACATTAACGATTACTGGTGGGAAAAGGCTACGCCTAATGTCCGCCAAGCCTTGCTGCAAGGTATTCGACAAGGAGACATCTGGCTCAACAAAACTAAAATTGATGCACATGGGAATCGAATCCGTGGGAACGTATGCTTGGAGGTGTATTTGCCGTCACGGGGAACCTGTCTCCTGCAGCATGTCAACCTTGGGGGATGCGAACTCAATGACATTCAAGGTGCATTTGTCCACGGAATGTCCGAACTGTGCGCCCTCCATGCCAAAACAGGTGTCGGAGATAGCGGGGAGTACCTCTCTCCAGAGACGGATCGCCAAGTCGGTTTGGGCATGCTCGGACTGGCCAACCTGCTCCGTCGCTCTGGAGTGAGTTACAAGGAGTTTGGTGAGGCTCTTGAAGCTCTTAACAACAAGACTCCTTATGCACATACTGCAGCCTCTGTACTGGCCCATGAACTTCGCGCTGGTATTACTGCAGCTGCACATGTAGCAAGGGTAGCCAATATGGATCGAGCATTTGCTATCGCTCCTACGGCGTCCTGCAGCTACCGCTACAAAGACTTGGATGGGTACACAACCTGTCCTGAAATTGCACCTCCTATTGCCCGCCAAGTTGACCGTGACAGTGGTACGTTTGGCGTCCAGAGCTTCGACTATGGTCCTGTTGAGATCGCGTCTGAGGTTGGCTGGGAGGCTTATCGAAAAGTTGCTGATGGCATCATGAGGATGCTTGATGCTACGGGACTTCTTCACGGCTACAGCTTCAATAGTTGGTCTGATGTGATCACCTATGACGAAGCGTTTATTGAAGAGTGGCTGCAATCTCCGCAGACCTCCCTTTATTACTCGCTCCAGGTTATGGGTGACACTCAAGACAAGACCAGTGCCTACGCTGCATTGGACGAATCGGAAGTGGACGATTACCTGGAGTCAATCCTTAATGATCCTGCTCCCGATTGTAATTGCGGCGAATGAACCCCTATCAGAAACTACTCTCTCGTAAAAGAACCTGGACACCTGTCCAGACCACTGCTGGAAAGCTTGCTGAAGGTGCGGAAGAAACTATCTTCCGTGCCTTGGCTATCCGCCATATGGAGCTACCAGTTGGTGATTTTATTCAGGATGCCTTAAAAAATGAAGTTCCAGAAATGGCACGGGATCTCCTTCGATCCAATATCCAGGACGAAGTTAAGCACGACTTGGCTCTCAATTACATCACCAACGCTATTGGGTTGGACAAGAAATCTGAAGCCGAAGCGTTACGGATCCGTGATGCTTGGCTCTCGCATCCAGATCACACGCTCCTCAAAGCGTTGGTGGCCGAACGTGCAATTTTCTTCGTACTTCTCCCCTTCTTCCGCTTTAATGGTGACGCTGGTCTCCGAACAGTAAGCGCAGACATTAGTCGTGATGAACAAGTCCATGTGGCTACAAATAGCCTGGTATGTCGTGAGCTTGGTCTCGATTGGAGTCCTTCTCTCGATAAGCTTAGGAAAGCAACCATTAATTGGGTGATTCAACCTCTTACTAATTCACCTAATAAATATCTAAACAAAAAATTTTGGCTGGATGCTAGCGACCGCTTGATGTACGAAGGTAAGGCTCCCGAACTTTCTGACACCCGACGTGGCCGGATGCCAGCGTTTTTTGAGCATGCGAACCCCAACCTCCCCCAATATGCTTGAAATTGGTCTCAGTGTTAAAGCGTTATTGCTTGAGTTGGAAGATAACTTCCCACCCTTTCTGAGCCAACCAAATGATTCTATCAACACGATCATGTACAAGAGTGGTCAACGCTCGATTGTTGAATGGATCACACACCGTCTCTCTGATGAGGAAATTTAACTATGTGTACTGGTAATGCTTCTAGGAAAGCACACCACGCTTCTGAGCAGGCTAAACGTCAAGCAGCACAGATTGTTGCTGCTAACGACAAAAGATCTGAACTAATGCAGCGACAAGTTGATGCAATTAAGCCTAGAATTACACCACCACCTGTAGCAACTAATTCAACAATCGCAACCACTGGAGGTGTTAAGACTGCGGCATCTAAACGCAAGTCTGTCCTGGCGATTAATAAAGGCATTGCCGCACTTCGCAACCCGCTGAATACCGGTGGGTCTGGATCCAATAGTAACGTCAACATTGGCTAATTAAATGACCGCAAGATCTAGGTACGATCAACTGACACGAAACCGTGCCCAGTTTCTCGACGTTGCGGTTCAATGCTCTAGGCTGACCCTTCCTTACCTTATTCAAAATGAGGAAGGTAGAACCACCTACCAAAAACTTCCAACACCTTGGCAATCCGTAGGAGCTAAGTGCGTAGTTACGTTGGCAGCAAAACTCATGCTGAGTTTGCTTCCCCCACAGACTACGTTTTTTAAGCTTCAAATTCGTGACGACAAGCTAGGCACTGATCTGCCCGCTGAAATTCGTTCTGAACTCGACCTTAGTTTTGCCAAGCTTGAACGTATGGTGATGGACTCTATCGCTGCTTCTAGCGATCGTGTAACCGTTCACCAAGCAATCAAACACTTGGTTGTTGGTGGTAATGCCTTGCTTTACATGGGCAAGGAAGGGCTCAAGCACTACCCATTGAATCGTTACGTTGTCGAACGAGATGGCAACGGAAACATCATTGAGATCGTTACGAAGGAACTGATTAATCGATCACTTCTACCTGACAACTTCCTGGCTATGGATCCCAAGCCCAATCACCCTGGTGATATTGGTGGCAATGGGACCATGACGGATGGTGATGTAGAAGTATTCACTCATGTCCGCCTTGATAACAATCGCTGGCTTTGGCATCAAGAAGCGTTTGACAAACGTATTCCTGGTACTGAAAGTAAAGCACCTAAAGACGCAAGTCCATTCTTAGTTCTTAGGTTCAACACCGTCGATGGTGAAAACTATGGACGTGGCAGAGTCGAAGAGTTTCTTGGTGATTTCCGATCCCTTGAAGCACTCGCTCAGGCCCTCACAGAAGGCTCTGCAGCAGCCGCTAAGGTTGTCTTCGTGGTATCACCCTCTAGCACCACTAAACCCCAGACAATCGCCCAGGCAGGCAACGGAGCAATCGTTCAAGGAAGGCCTGATGACATTGGTGTTATTCAGGTAGGAAAGACAGCTGACTTCGCCACTGCTGCCAACATGATGGCAACTTTGGAACGGCGTCTTTCTGAAGCGTTCCTTGTACTCTCTGTTCGTCAAAGTGAGCGTACAACCGCAGAAGAGGTGCGCCTCACTCAACTTGAGCTGGAGCAGCAATTGGGCGGGCTATTCTCCCTTCTGACTTCTGAGTTTCTCATACCCTACCTGAACCGTAAGCTTCTTGTCTTACAACGTTCGGGTGAGTTACCACGCATTCCCAAGGATATCGTGAAGCCTACCATTGTTGCAGGTATCAATGCTTTGGGTCGTGGTCAGGATCGTGAGTCACTTACTGCATTCATCACCACTATTGCTCAGACCATTGGTCCTGAGGCAATGATGAAGTACATCAATCCTGATGAGGCCATTAAGCGTCTCGCTGCTGCCCAAGGTATTGACGTGCTCAACCTGATTAAGAGTATGGATCAGCAGCAATCAGAAATGCAACAACAGATGCAGCTGCAGCAAGGTATGGAACTTACCAAGCAAGCAGGTCAATTGTTGTCCGCACCTATTGCCGATCCCTCTAAGAATCCACAAGCGCCTGACACTATTAACAATGCCCTTGGATACGAAGCCGTCCCGCCCACAGAGGGTGCCCCACAACAAACCCAAGGTGGAGAAGGAACCACTGCCTGACGAATCTGGTATCGCAAAACCCACCTCATTTGATACCAATAAATACGCTCCTAAAGACAAGATTGGAAGACCCGTTGTTGGTGTCCCCAATCGTGTTGAGCGTGTTGGTCTTGGCGGTCTAAAAACTACTACTAACTATGGCATTCAATCTGACGTATGATCCCAGCACTGATCCTGAAGCCATGCAAGCTCAGGAAGACAGTGATGCTGAAGCGTATGCTATTGGTGAGCAGATGGAGCAGGATCAAGCTGCTCTCCTTGCTGGTAAATACCGTAATGCTGAAGAACTAGAGCAAGCTTATATTGAGCTTCAACGTAAGCTTGGTTCTAAGGATCAAGACGAACTGTCTGAAGATCAGACAAGTGATGAACAATTTGAAGACGAGGACGAACCGTCCGAAGATCCCTATGTGGACTTTCTGTTCGACGCCTCTGATGAGTACTCCCAAACGGGTTTGCTCAGTGAAGAGACGATGGCAGCCTTTGCTGAAATGTCATCCACAGAACTTGTTGACGCCTACATTAGGTTTCAACAACAACTTCCTCAAGACCAGCAACCTCAGTCTGTTGAATTAAGCGACAATCAAATCTCTCAGATTCACAACAGCGTTGGAGGTGAGTCTGCATATCAGCAACTCACTCAATGGGCTGCTCAGAACTTTGCTCCTGAGGAGATCGCTGCTTATGACTCAGTAATTGAGTCTGGGAATATGGCAGCTATCAGTCTTGCCTTGCAGGCTCTGTACTATCGCTTCACTGATGAAGCAGGCTTTGAAGGCACAATGATTCAAGGTAAGGCAGCTCAGCCTGCTGATGTTTTCCGTAGTCAAGCTGAGGTTGTTCGAGCAATGAGCGATCCACGCTACGACAATGATCCTGCATACAGGCAAGACGTTTTTAACAAACTTGAACGGTCTGACCTTTCGTACTAATGAAAAACTCTGCTAGACGCAGAGGAAAGCAGAATCTCAAAATAGCTCAAGGTAAAAGCTTTGATCTGAATCAACCGTTTATCCCTGGTGGCCAAAGCTACGAGGGAGTTCCTAATGCAACGCCTGAAATGCTCAGGCGCTTGCAGGAACGGAAGCTGAAGAACAAAGGTGGCCAAGAGCTCCCTGGTTTCCTCAAAAAAGCTTAATTCAAGGATGTAGACGAGTAAGCAATATCAATGTTCCTTGCACTGTTTTCATGACTTTTTTCACACTAACCTTCGCCGCTCTCGCATCTTGGTATGGCTATCCCTATCACGGGAATACGACTGCCAATGGAGAGACTTACAATATGCACGCTATGACTGCAGCACATCCCTGGTATCCATTCAACACCAGAGTTCGTGTCTGCAATAAGCGGAACAATCGATGCGCGGTTGTCCGTATTAATGATCGTGGACCTTACATACATGGTAGGGAAATCGATCTTAGTAAGGCAGCAGCTCAACAGATTGGTATGTTGGGCGAAGGAGTTGGAGAAGTATCTATCACACGACTTCACTAATGGCACGAGCTACTCCATACGATCCTAAAAACCTGGCTACCACTTCTGGGATCGTCACCCAGTATGTGACTAACGCTTCAACTGCTGACGGATTCCAACGTGCGTATCCGTCTGAGCAAACCCTGATTGAACTGAGCCCTCGTGGAACTAAGGTTCAAGCAGGTTCCCTCTCTGCCTGGCCCTGATCATGAAAGGTAAAGGTGGTAAGGGTGGTGGTGGCAAGAAAGGTTGCTGATATGGCAAAACCTGGATTGTACGCCAACATTCACGCTAAACGTCTTCGTATCAAACAAGGTAGCGGAGAACAGATGCGGAAACCGGGAGCCGCAGGGGCTCCTACTGCAAAGCAGTTTAAAGCTGCAGCAAAGACTGCTAAGAAGCCCAAGTAATTGGGAGCCCGCGTCCGTGGCTTTATAACGGCGATTATTCACCTCGTCGGTTTGTTTTGGAAAGAACTACCGTCGAAGAGTGTTAGTGGAGTCAGGCACCTCAAAGTCGGACCTGGCTCCTGTTGGCTATTGGCCTCTAAGGAGATACCCACTAGCCATTGACAGTCGGAGAGACGACACCTATTAGATATTTAGCGCAAAAAAATTCTCAGATCTGAGAGCAAGTCCTTTTAACTTTCTCTCTTTCTCACAATGGCTAACGCTCTTGTAACTTCTCTGGGTACTATTAACCAGACTTCTAGTACCCCCCTTGCACTTGGTACTGCTTATGATACCAAGTATGCAACCTACCTGAAAATCTTTAGCGGCGAACTCATCAAAGCCTACGAGTCGGCTTGTATCGCTCGTGACACTGTGATGCGTCGCACCCTGAAGAATGGCAAATCGCTTCAGTTCATCTTCACTGGTCGCATGACGGCGGACTACCACGTCCCTGGCACCCCGATCCTTGGTGGTGGTGATCCTCCGGTGGCTGAGAAGACCATTGTCTGTGACGACCTGCTGGTTTCCAGCGCCTTCGTCTATGACCTGGATGAGACCCTTGCTCACTACGATCTGCGTGGTGAGATCTCCAAGAAGATCGGTCATGCACTGGCTGAAGCTTATGACAAGAAGATCTTCCGTCAGATTGCTAAAGCTGCTCGTGAAGCACACCCCATCACTGCTGCCCCTGGCCCTGAGCCCGGTGGTTCGGTGATCCAACTGGGTGCTAACAAAGAGTATGACGCTCAGGCTCTGGTGGATAGTTTCTTTGAAGCTGCCAGCATTCTGGATGAAAAGAATGTGCCCAAGCAGGGTCGCTTTGCTGTTCTGGCTCCTCGCCAGTACTACGCTCTCGTCAGCCAGGTTGATAGCAACATCCTGAACCGTGACTATGGCAACACCCAAGGTTCTCTGAACAGCGGTGAAGGCCTGTACGAAATTGCTGGTATCTCCATCAAGCGTTCCAACAACCTGCCTTTCCTGGCTGGTAACGTGTCTGCCGTTAACGGTGAAAACAACAACTACTCTGGTGACTTCTCCACCCACTGTGGTCTGATCTATCAGAAGGAAGCTGCTGGTGTTGTTGAAGCTGTTGGTCCTCAGGTCCAAGTAACCAGCGGTGACGTGTCGGTGATCTATCAAGGCGACGTTATCCTGGGTCGTATGGCCTGTGGCTGCGGCACCCTGAACCCTGCTGCTGCTATCGAACTGCAGTCTGCTCGTTCCTGATAACTGGGAGTAATAACCATGGCTCGTCAAACTGTTGACGGAGTTGGTGTTACTACCAGCGAAACCTTTTATCCGTTTCCTCCTATTGAGTTGGGACGTGCGGGTGGAACGGTCGCCACTGTAACCAGG